TGAACGTAAAATGCCCGCCTCAGTTGTCACCCTGGGCGGGCATCTTCATCTTTGCATCTGGGCTTGCATGGCCTCGGCCTTTGCCTCCAGGTATCGCCTGGTCTCCAGGCACCAGTAGGCCAGGTCAGCCAAGTCCATCTCAGCCAGGCGGTCGAGACCGGTATGCACGGTCTCGGCCATCTGGATCAGGGCTTGGGCGTCTGGCCAGACTTTCCCAATTCACCCAGCTCCTCGGAGAGGCGCATCACGTCGAACAGATCCATTTCGTCGAAGTCTTCCATCAGGCAGGGCTTGCCGTCGACCTCGACGATTTCCGACAGCAGGGCAAAGGCCACGCGGGAGGAGTCGCCACCGGCCTTGCGCTGGGCATTGATGAGGGCAACACCCTTGCGGCGGTAGAAGATCGCCTGGGCACCACTGGGGAGCTTGACTTCCTTGAGTACGCCCGGTTTCTGGGTTGCAGTTTCAGCCATGTGTCAGTCCTTTCTTACTCGATGTTGGCGCGATAGTTGGCGAGTTGATCCTCGCCCGCCACCTTGTAGATGTTCGACATGGGGTCGAATTCCAGGATGTCCTGGCCGTCCAGCACCTGCTTGATGTAGTAGCAGGCGAAGCCGGTCGGGAATTCCGCGTTGTCGTGCTGCTTGAAGGTGCCGCCTGGGTTCTTCTTGAAGGCGACAGTCAGGAAGGTGACCAGCGACTTCTGCTCGGTACGCCCCTGGCTGGTGTAGGTCTCCACGCTGCAACGCACCTGGAGCGACACGAACTTGAAGGGGTTGGCCACCTTGGTCATCACGTCCTTGTAGAAGGATGACCACTTGATCTCGCCTTCCATCTTGTCGAAGCCGGAGGGCAGTTCGATGGTGCCGACCATGCCCAGGGCCTTGTGCTCGGACATCTTGGCGGTGACATCGGGCAGCTTGATTTCCTCGGCCTTGCCTAGCAGGGTGCCGCCGTCTAGGTAGACGTTGGCGTTGGTGATGCGATTGATGCTGACGCTCATGGGGCCTCCTTATTTCTTGCCGAGGTTTTTGAGGTAGTCGATGTTCACCCGCGTCTTGTGGGTGATGCGCTCGGCTGGGGTGGGCGGCATGTAGTCGCGCCGGAAGGTGACATGGCCTGCCGCCAGTTCGGTGGCTTCGTTGTCCGCCGGGTCGTACCAGCAGCGACCGTCCAGGATCGCGCCATCGGCCACCAGCTTGCGCAGGAAGGCATTGACGCTCTCGGACACCGAGTCGATCCAGGCATTGGTGATCGGCTGGTCGATGAACTGAAGGCAGAAGTACTCGATGGATTCGTCGATGATGTCGCCCACCGCCAGCACGTTCTCGAAGTTCGAGGGGTGCGTATCGGTCGGCCAGGCCGCCGTGCGGTTGCCCCACAGGCGCAGGCCGGTACCGAAGGAGTTGAACACCGTGGTGATGCCCACCTCGTTGAGCAGGTTCGCCTCGCAGTTGGGATCGTTGATCATGGCGCTGATGGTGCGCTCGATCCCGGTGATGCCCACGATCTCCTGGTTGGACATACTCCACCAATAGCCCTTCTCGATGTCGATGGCGTTGCCCAGGCCCGCCGCACGCTGGGAGAGCGGTTCCATGCGGTCGGTATTGGCCGTGGCGTCATAGACCTTGACGTGGGGGTAGAACAGCCGCGCCCGGCCACTGGAGGTGTTGAAGTTGATGGTTCCCTCCGGGCCGCGACCGGCAATCGCCTGGGCCGGGGTGATGCCGATGGGCGCATCGATATAGGCGCGACCGCGCAGCCGGTTGGCCATCGCAATCAGTTCGGTGGAGACGCTGTTCAGGGTGCAGTACACCGGCGCGATCAGGCGCTTGGGGAAGAAGCCCATCAGGGTGAAGCTGTCCAGCAGCGCCTGCATGCCAGTGCGCTTACCGGCGGCATCCACCGCGCCGATGATGTCGGCAGCAGTCACCTTGGTCGGGTCGGCATAGTCGTAGCTGACAGCCTTGACCGTGGCCCCCACGGCGATCCCGCCGCCAGCCACGCGCACCAGGGTGCCGGTCACGGCATCCAGGGTGTAATCGGTGCCTGCCGCGTAGGCGGTCGCACCATCGTTGCTCTTGAGCACCAGGTTGGCCACTGCCGGGTAGGCGAGCTTGACGCGATCATTCACGCCGAAGGTCAGCGACTCATTGGCCACGCTGCTCTTGTGGATGGCGGGGTTGAGCACGTTGACCACGATCACCACGCCGGAGGTGGGGCGGCCCTGGTCGAAGTTGGCATCCAGCGCCGAGGCGATGGTGAAACCCGGCAGGTCGCTGCCGAACTGGGCGGCATCCTTGTCGGCGGCGACCAACGTCGGCACATTCACCGGGCCGGTAGGTGCGGTGCCGATCAGGCCGGTCACTGCCGACTTGACCAGCTTGACGGGGCGCGGGCCATCCTTGATTACGATGGTCTCAACGCCATGCAGGAAGTTGGCGGCCATTACTTGGCTCCTTTCTTGAGGGTGGAGTCGGGGGCGTCAGCCGGAGCTTGGGCGTCGGCCACAGCGGGCGCTTCGTTCTCCGGCACCAGGTAGTCCAGGGCAACCAGCATCTGGACGTAGTCGTGGCCTTCGGGCAACTCGACAGGCTTGCCCCGGAACAGCATCACGTCTTGCTCTTTGCCGTCGACTTTGAGCGTGACGCTCGAATCGACCGGCCCTTGATAACGGTATTTCATGGTTCTCCTCACTTGAACGAGATTCGGGTGGATAGCGGGTCAAGGTCGGGTTCGCCTTCCTCGATCACCGTGGTGGTCGTGGCGAAGTCGATGGCGTACCGCCACTCGCCGCCGCCCTGGGAGAGGAATTCCTCGCCGATGGGCTTGAGTTTTGCGAAGGCAGGCGGCTTGAAGCCCGCCAGCGCCAGCCGTACCGCTTCCAGGTAGGCGTAGATGCCTTCCTTGCCGTTGAGGCTGCGGAAGACCAGCGTGACCTCCACTGCCATCACCCGATCCTGTACCACCAGGTCGGTATCCAGCAGGGGGCCAAACTTGCTGCCGTGATAGCGCACCAGCAGCGCACCCAGGGGATGGTTCAGCCGGTATTCGTCGGGGTCATCGGGGAAGGCTTCCACTTCCAGATCGGGAAAGCGGGCCTTCAGTCGGGCAATCACAGCCTCTTCGAGGGCCTCGCTGGTGTTGGGAATCAACGTGTCGCTCATGTCAGTACTTGTCCAGGGTGGATCGTCCGAAGAGACGTGAGCCGCTGGTCTTCACCCGCATCTTTCCTGGCTCCGGCTGGGAGCCAAGCGAAGCCTGGACACCGATGGTCAGCGCTCCTTTCTGGATGGCCGCGAGCATGTCCATTGCCGCCTTGTAGGCCCGCACCACCGCCGGAGGCAGATCATCCTTGCCCTCCGGGCGGCGGGCGTAAAGCCAGTGCCTGGCGATGTTGACGGTCAGCTCGCGCACCACCGTGGGCACATCCTTGAGCGGCAGCTCGTAGCGGCTTCGCAGGTAGCCGTCGATCACCTCTTCGGCGTGCGCCACGGCACGCTCGATGACCGGGAGATTCGGCTCGGTGGCGGGCGAAGTGTCGTTGGACAACTGCGCCAGCGTCCGGGCCGGAATCGCCAGGGTCAGGTCTTCGAGGGTGCAGTAGCGCATGGGTTAGGCTGCCTTCAGCTCGACCAGGGCTTCGGGGAAGAGGCACAGGGCCAGCGGGTTGGCCTGTACTTCCAAGTCCCAGCCCTTGCCCATCTTGCGGGCTTCGGCCTTGGCGTAGTACGGCTGACCGATGGTGTTGACGGTCTCGTTGTAGTTGGCCGGGGCGTTGTACATGGCGAAGGCACCGCGAGCCACCGGGAACACCTGAGCCACGCCTTCCGGGATGAACTTCTGGCCGGATACCGTGACGTCGTATTCCACGAACTCGATGTCGCCGTAGCGGAAGCCGCTACGCATGTCGCCACCGAGGCGATCCTGCGCTTCCTGGTAGGCCGCGTAAGCCTTCTGCACATTGGCATGGCCAGTCAGCGCATCGAAGAAGGCGGCATCGCAGAAGGCACGGAAGCCGGTGACCATCACGCCGGAGAGCTTCTTCTCGGCATGGCGCTTGGCATCCAGGCAGAACTTGCGGACATCGGTGGCCTCGACCCCGAAGGCGATGTTGATGGACTTCTTGGCCACGCCGAATTCGTCGTACAGGTCGTAGATGACCGCGCCATCGGCATCCAGAATCTTGCCGCGCAGGGCACCCACACGCTGCCACTCGCGGGTGGCCTCAATGCTGTTCTTCAGCTCCTGCAACTTGTTGTTGATGACCACCGCCTGGCTGTTGGCCACGGTTTCCTGCCCGAAGGGGGCAATGTTCTGGAGGTCACCCGGCAGAATCTGGCCGGAAAGCGGAAGGTGGGCGGTCTCGAAGACGCGACGGCGGCGCTTGCCGCCCTTCATGGGCTGGGCATCGACATTGCGGGAGGCATTGGGCACCAGGATCAGGCGGCCCTCGTTCTCATCAATCGTCACCGTGGTGGTGGCGATGCCCTTTTCGTCGAAGAGGCCCATCGCACCCACCTTGCCAGGCATGGCGGGCAGCTTGTTCACCGAGGCGGTGAGGGTCGTTACGTTAAACAGATCAGCCAGGTTCATGGCATAGCTCCTATGTTGTTAGAGGGCGGCACGGGCCACGATGCCCCGCGCCTCCAGTTCGTCCAGGGCCGCCGCCTTCTGGGCATCGGTGGCGCCGACAGGCCAGACCAGGCCAGCCACATCCACCACCGCGCCACGGGCCAGCACCACGCCATTCTTGTCCGCAGCCGAGGCATCGACCTTTTCATAGGCGACCGCCACGGCCTTCTCGGCCCCGCCGTTACCGGCGAAGTCGACGGCCTGGTACTTGCCGCCAACCTTGGCCAGCACGGTGAGCGGCTGGATCAGGCTGCCAGTGAGGGTTGCGGCTTCCCGGCTCCAGGCCGGATTCACTTCCACCAGCACCAGGTCAGCGACCGGCGTGGCAAGGGTTTGGGTACTCATGCGAAATCCTTCCGTTTAGTTGGCCGCTGCCCGAGCTTCGGCGTCGGCCAGCAGGGGGTTGATCTCTTTGCTGGAGGTGGCGCGACCCTTGGTGGCCGCTTCGCCGAACTCGACAAACTTGGGCATCTCGCCCAGGAAGCCCTTGAGGGCATTCACCAGGGGCTGCTTGCCGTCGCCATCGCCGAACTCGACCGACTTGCCATCGGCAGCGGGCGTGGCCGCCAGGTCGAGCACCGCGACCACGGCATCCTTGTGCTTGGGGGCCAGCACGCCCTTGCCCACCAGGCCCTCGGCAAAGGCAGCGTTGTCCTGGTGGCGCTTGGTCGCCTGGGCTTCCTTGTCGCGGGCATCGCGCTGGGCGAGCGTTGCTTTGAGCTGGGCGTTTTCGGCCTCCAGCCGGGCCTTTTCTTCAGGGGTCACTGCGTCGATCTCCTTCGGGTTGTCAGTGGTGGGTAAAGCGGGGTCAGCAAAGGCCGGGGCGATGCTTCCCGCCTCCGGTTCGGGCTGAACGGCGGATTCCTGCATGGAGTCCACGTTCCAGCTCGGCAGGGCGCGGTCAGCCTCCTCCTGGCCGAACTTGGCCAGGAACCAGTCGCGCAGGCTGCGCCATAGGCTGGCGTTGGTGCGGTCGCTCCAGTCGCCGAACTCAATGGCTTCCTGGAAGGCCACGCAGCCATCGTCGGCATCGGCAAAGGACGGGTTGTCCAGACCCTTCACGCCAGGGGGCTGTGCGCCCAGGAAGCCGACGTGACGCAGGTACCAGACACCGGGAACGGGGTTGCTGGGGGAGTCGGGGGAATAAAACTTGGCCGAGACCTTGCCGTAGCGGCGAAGACCTACCTGCTCGGCAAACGCGGCTTCGACATCACGGGGCGCGGCAAACAGCCCGCGCTCATTCGCGATCAGCGCCTGCACCCAGCCCTGGGCCGGATCGTCAGTCTTGGGGTGGCCAATCACCAAGGGGGCTTCGTGCAGCTTGGGGTTGTATGCCCGCGCTGTTGCCGCTACATCCGCCTCGGAGAACTCGATGACCTCGCCAGCCATCGTGACATGGCGGCCAGGCCT